CAGATGGTTTGTCGCCAACCATTCTAATGCTTCCTGTAAATCGAGGTATTACAACCTCAGTTACAATTCTGTTTTGATCGTTAGAATCTTTAAACTGTCTAGTTTCTAATTCACCTTCGACATATAATAAAGTTCCACTCTTGGCATACTTTTGCATAGTATCTGCAAGTCTTGGATCCCACACTACAATTTTATGCCATGTAGTTTTCTCTTGCCATTCACCATCTTTAGTTTTGTATTTTTTATTAGTAGCTAAAGATAGGTTAGCAAAAGACTCACCTTTTTTAGTTTGTTTTATTTCTGGATCTGCTCCCAGTCTTCCTATCAACATTACTTTGTTTATCATTGTTTAACTCCTTTGTATTGATTACGGTTATGTTAGTTGGTTTAGCATCAAACTTAGCTTTCATTTCTTGTACATATTTGTTGTTATCAAACAAACCAAGAAACACATCAGCACTGATACCAAGATGACTAAAACCTTTGGTCATAGCATCTGTCATTGCTTTCTTTGGTGCTTCATCATCTAGTCCACCATTCTTCTTGTACAATGCTTGTACTGAAGATACTGGGCCAAATTGATTCCATTCTAAGCTAGGTTCTTTTCTGTATCTTATTGTTACTTCTGCAAACACATTTTTATCTGTGTATGTATAATCAACATGATAAGCCCAACCTAAACCTACTGGACCAAACATACCAGTCATAACTTGTATCTGATACATTGGATCTATAGTAGTTAGTTCTTTACCACCAAACTTTGTAAATGCTTTTGTGTATTTAGGATTAGTATTTTTTACTTGATCCCATATCCAAAAGTGTTCTTCTTTTCCTGTTCTCATTATATACCTTTCTGTGTGTATTGATTATTAATATGAGTTTTACTTACTATATAAACATATGCAGAACGCTTACTTGCATTCTTACGTTTATCTTTTCTTTCTATCTTATCTTGTTTATATAATTCAGTTACTCTTGGTCTTACAGTAAATGAAGATAATCCTAATAGGTCAGCTACTTCATCTGCTGTTGCTCCAAAGTTACCTTTGTTTGCAATAACATTAAATACTTTAGCTCTTATAGTATCAGCACCTTCTTTTAATAGTTCGGCAGCTTCTACTGAAGTATCAACTTTCTGACTGCCTGGTGAGTAAGGGTATGATTTCTCTACCATTGTTATGCTCCTTTATCTGTTCGTTAAAATTATTAAAGTCAACAAAATCTGGTGGTGGTGTTTTAGTTTGTACTAAATGCCAAAACAATATTTCAACAGATTCTAATTGATTTTGAAATTCTTTATCTGGTGTTACTTCAACAAGTCCCCATTTCATATTACCAAAGAACATAGATAAATACATTTTATCTGCACCATATATCATAAGGTAATGTTGTATTTGTGCTTTGTATTTTTCTGCTGTTTTGATTTCATTAGTAAAAGCGTTAGTATGTTTACATTCTAGTAATGCTTTTTTTTCTTGAAGGACACCATCTATATTGCAATACATAAATGGATATTTTTTAGATTTGATAAATACTTGTTCACCTACAACTTTAATACCTGTTTGTTTTTCAAACCAGCGAATATTAAAATCTTCGGTATGCACTCCCATTTGTACTGGTAAAACATTTGAGAGATCATCTGATTCTTTCTCTCCAATTTTTTCTAAATACAAATCGTGCCAATCACCATTGTATAACCTGGTGGCATCTGATCCTCCAATACCTGTTTTACGATCAAAGTCTTTGTTCATTTAGTCCTTTCTGTTTTATTCTTTAGGGAAATTCATTCTGTTATCTGGAGATTCTACATTCTTATGATTCTTTTTTTCTATATCTTTAATCATATTATATATTTCAGTATAAATCCATTTAAGTTCTTGAACTCCTAACAAACCTGCAACTGTTTTAATAGTATGCATTCTTTTTTGTTGTAAAGCTCTATGTTTATTTTTAGATTGTATTTCTTGTATTTCTTCATTTTGTTCTGCCATCTTTACTCCTGTATATATTTCGGAAGCTTAAACCTACACGAGTTGCACCCTTTCGTTTTATGTCTTCCCATTTCTTTTTTTCTTGTTGATTGTGTTTTCTTCTAAGACTATCTAATTGTTTTAATATTTTTGGATCTATCTTACCTGCAAACAATTTGGTAGCAAAGTCTGTATATATATTATCATTATACTCAATATTTTTATAAAATTTAAGCAATGACATATACCAAGCTTGTTGTCTAACGTGATAAGGTGTGTAGTCTATTTCAACTTTTGGTTTCTGTTTTTTCATTTGTAGATGTTCTTTCTCCTAAACCTTCTAGTGCTGCTTTAACTTTAATTTTATCTGCATCTAATTCTTTAAATTCAGATTTAATTTTTGTTAAATAATGTACAGCATCTAACAGTTCTTCGATTGTTTCATCTACCCATTCGGAAGTAGGTCTTTTGTTATCTGACATAGTTTTTCCAAATTTTTCCATGCCTTGTATATGTCTATCAATTGTTTTTTTAATTACGTCATTGACAATAGGATCGTCTGTTATATCACCAGGATTAAATTCTGGATTAACTGCCATGTTTTACCTCTTTCTTTTGTACTATAATTTCGGCATCAAGTGCTTCTGCCCAACAACAGAACAACCAGCCGCTTGGTTTTCTTATACCACACTCCCATTTTGATACAAGTCCTTTAGCTACTCCTAATATTTCATCCATTTCTAATTGTGATATACCCATATTTTTTCTTATCTTAACAAATTGGGGTATTACTTGATTATGAAATTGTTCACCTAGTGCCTTATTTGTCATAATTACTAGGTATATGTATATTTCGGTAGCTGTCAACTACATATAGTAGTGCTATTCATTACACTATTAGGAATAAAATAACCTAATGGTTTCTTTGTATATTCTGCTATTTTACCTAATTTAGTTATTGATACTTTGTTGGTAGCTCTTTCATATTTTTGAATTTGTTGGAAAGTACAACCTGCAGCTTTAGCTAATTCGGTTTGAGTCATAACTCTATGTTCGAATGTAGTATGTCTAGCATGTTTAATTTGTTTACCAATATAAGTATAAAGTTCTTGTTCGTTATACATTTCCTTTTCTCCTTGATGCTTCTAATGTTCTCCATATTTCTATTTTCATTTCGGCAGTTCTTCTTTTGTTTTTTAATTTAAGAAGATCTATATTGAGAGCATTAATTGTTTTAATTGAATTAACATAACTTTCGGAAGCGTAAAAATTTTCAATAGCTTTTGATACAGCTACATCAGATTGATTTACATAACTACCTTTGTAATGTTTAATCATATCTCGCTGATACTCTACCTCTGCCATATGTTCAGCAAAGGTAGTATCAGTTTCAGCTAGATAATTTATTTCATTATCTATATCCATATTACTTACTTTCTAATTGTAGAAACTCTTTAGGTGCAGCTACTGGTACACCAGAAGCTTTGAATGTTTGACCTAAATGTTTCCATACATCTTTTATATCTCTACCAGAATATAAAACATTTTTAGCTTGTTCTTCAAGTAAATCTAAATCATGTTTTACTTTAAACTTAGGTAGTTTTTCTACTGACTTTTTAGTTTCTTGTTTACATGCCATTAATAATATAGATGAAACATCATCATAATCTTTAATGCTTATATCCATTCTATCTCTATAACTATTTTTCCATCCTCTAATAGAAGCCCATGATTCAAGTTTTTGTTCAAGCTCTATTTTCTTATTTGTTTTAGCTGCATGCAATTTTAATTCATAAGATTCTTTTTGCTCTTGAAACTTTTTAAGTTTCATATCAGCTTCTTTATAAGCTTTAATTTGAGCTTTAAGACCTAACTTTTCAACAAACTTTGGATAGTTTTTATCAGTTTGTTTTTGAGTAACAGCTTCTATTTCTGATTCAATGTTTTGTCTTCTGTTTCTAAACTTTTCATGTATAAGTGTATCAAGATAGTTTAGTTCATTACTTCTTATTGGTTTCATCTTTACCTTTCTTTTTAGTTTTAGTTGTTTTAGTGGTAACAGTTTTTTGATTAGCAAAACTATTTACCCATTTTAAGTACTCTTTCTTTTCTTTTGGTTTCACTTAAAATACCTTTCTTTTCTCGTTAAATACATTACCTGTATGTTCAACTTCTATGTCAGTTTGTTGTGATCCACTATCATCAAAATTTCCTGTTTTAGTATCTATTGTTACTGTACCAGAACATGAATACTCTGATGCAAAACTATAATGTTGATTTAATCTTCCATAGTCAGAATAAATTTGATCTAAAAAATCATTTTCATTATAAGTTGTATCTTCATTGTTAAATACTTTGTCCCAATGTACATTAACTTCTTTATCATTTTGATAGAATACTGGTGTTTCAAATGAACCTTCGTCATGTCCACCAGAATATTCTATAGCTATTTTAGTTATACCTTGTTTGTGTAATAACTTAATTACTTCTTCGATATTATTTTCCAACATTTTTATATCCTCTTATCATCCATTTTGTTGCTCGTATTTGTACTGCCCAATCTTGAAAACTAGGAATCCAACCTAGATCTTCACGAATGTGTTGCTCGGCAATAAGTCTGACAGGAACAACTTTACCATCAGAATTTGTAATAGTAGTACCAAACTCTTTTTCGGCAGCAAAACAACCTTCAGCATGATGTCGTAATGCTCTATGAGTATAGTGTGCAACAATCTTTTTTGATTCATCAAACCAGTCATGTATAGGTTGGTAATCTTCTGGTTTACCACCCCATTTTTTAACTGATGATACTGAATGATAATAACAATTAGCCATTTATTTCCTTTGGTTTAAATTTTTGTTTTTTAACAATAGCAACAGTTCCAGCTATATGGTCGCCTGGTAAACAATGAAAACCAGTTTTTTCTTGCCAAGCATACCAAGCTTTAGTTGCTCTTTTGTTTGGATAATTTATATTTTTAAGTTTAGCTTCTTCATCTGAATACATATCAAATGTTTTATCTTCATCATTATAACCTTGTACGATTTCTATTAAATCACATCCAATAAGTTTATATAATTCTGAAAACGTAGGTTTATTTTTAAAAACATGAATGTCTTCGTTGTCATTATCTTTCCATAGTATTACATTATACATTGTCATCCTTTTGTTCTGCTCTATCTAAGTAATCAACTACTAATGATCTTACTAAAGTAGCTTTATACAAATTATGTTTATTACAATAATTATGTAATCGTTCGTAGTTTTTTTCACCTAATGATAATCCAAACATTCCATATTTAATTGTATTTTCATTTCTTCTTGTTCTTTTATTAGTACTTGTTAACAATTCATCTTCAGTCATTTTTATCCTTTGTTATTGTTTGTTTAATAAATTTTACATAGTGATTACAAATGTCTATAGTTAAGCCAATAAAGTATAAACACCAACATAATCCAGATAAAACAGCTACTAAAATATATTTTAAAAAAGCAAAAAATTTAGGTATTACCCCTTCTACATTTGTGCGTAGAAGTTTTGTTTTTTCTTTGATAACGGACTTCATATAGCTATACCTTTCATAGTTATTTCTTTCTTTCTGTTTATATAAGCTATCTCATTTCTTGGGATAGCTGCAGCTTTTTTTTCATACTTAGCTCCAGGAATAAACTTAGCTTAACATCTCTGGATACGCATTAGTCTTAGTTAAGTACTGCATGTGCGTTGCTTATATCCTACAAGTGCAACGCTAAACTTGCTGTTTAGATTGAGGGAGGGAGCAATATAACTAACAATATTAACTAATCCTCAACACTAGGATTCTCTAATTCATATAATGCTACTAAATGTTTTAATCTTTCGTTTAGTTTGTAACACTTAATATCTTTGGTATCTTTATAAGCTAAAGTTTCTTGTTCTAAAAAATAAAGTTTTAGTATTTCTTGTAAATCAAATATTTCTTTAAAACTTATCTTGATGCTTAGATACTTTATAGTCGTACCTTGCTTCTTCTGCATTAGATCTATGCTCCTCTATGTCGCCTGGCGAATCTACTCCTAGTCTAGTTATACTAGAAATAAATTCAGCCATTTCAATTCTGCATTCTGCATAATCAAATTGCAACTTAGCTAATTCATCTATTATATGTTGTTTATATTTTGTCATTATTTGTACCATTCTTTAGGTTTTTCATTCTTAACAACTTTGTAAGGTAATTCAACCTTGTTAGGCATATGTTTTGATACAGCAAATATCAAACCTAGAATGATTCTAATTGGCAACATGATTGCAATCCAAATCCATTTGGCAGCAACATTCATTAACCAGTTTTGTAGTTTTATTAACATAGTATTCTCCTTTGTTTATTATTGTTAGAGTTTCGGCAGCAACGCCCAATGATTTTCAACGCCGAATGTTTTGAAAATAGGCTGTAACGATAAAAAAAACCCAGTACCCTGTTAAGAGTACCGGGTTTGATTGTTTATTATTACTTACCTAGAGCTTCTTTTAGTCTAGTCATATTGTATTCTTTCATCTGTTTAGTCACATCTTTGACAGGAGCTTTGCTTTGAGGCATAAACTTCTTACCAAAGGTAGTTTCATAACATAGAAGAAACTCATTCAATATAGACTCAGCTCTTTTGATATTAACTTCTTGAGCATCACGTCTAAAGATTAACTTGTCAACATTTAGCTTAGTGATCTCATTACCAACATCTTCTCGTAACGCAGTCTGCATAAGGTCTTTTGTCTTATCTAGACTTTTGATACATTGTTCATAATGTCTTTGGAATACACCAATAATACTATTAGCATTCCATTCAGCCAACATTGACCAATCTGGATGATCAGCAAATGGTGATATAACTGTATTGAAAAAGCCAGTAACACCAGCTTTTATATCAACA